ACCGGCGGTCGGCAGCTTGCTGACCGTGGCGAGGGCGTGCGTCGGGCCGTACACAGCCGGCAGGAACTCAACATCGACGAACTCAGTCGCAGCCGAGGTCACGGTGTTTTGCACCACAAACTGCTGGAGCGCACCAGTGGACTCGCGGGTCTGCGGGTTGACCGCATACACGCCAGCAATGGTGAACACGTCGCCAGGCACCAAGGTCAAGCTATCGGTCACGTTGTCGAGCGTCAGCTTGCTGGCGCCGTTGACAAGCGTGGTCTTCACAATCGGGGTGTCCGCGCGCGAAGCCGAGCCGTTGGTGTGCTGCTTGATCGACTGAGACATGTTGATCTCGTCGTAGCCGAGGATGCCTTCGCCCATCATGCCGTTCTTGAACTGGCGGCTGATCGAATCAACCGGGTTGAACAAGCCCTTCATGCCTTCGACGAGGCTAGCATTGGCAGCCGGGTTGACGGTGGCGTAGCGCGGGGCCATGCCAGCGGCAGCTTCGTTCAGCTTCTGCTGCGCCTGCAACAGAACGAGCGAGGTGCCGGGGGTGACGCCAGGCGTACCGACCGACTGAAACACGTTTTTGTACGAGTTCGCCACGTCGGCGTCAATGCTGGAAGCGAGCTGGCTGATACGCGGCTTGAGCACGCGCTCGGCAAAGTCGTCCAACTGAAGGGCCATTTCGGCGCTGGTGAAGTTGACGCCAATGTGCTTCTGCGAGGCGACGGTAAGCGTGGTGAACTGCTCATTGTCGTCCTGAACCTGAAGCGCAGCGCCGTCGGTCACAAGAGCGCGATCCGGCAGACGGATGCGGAGGGTCGAACCGATTTTGGCACCTTCGACAGCGAAGCTGTCGTCGTACTGACGGTTCACGTTACGGGTGATTACGAGGTTGTTCTCCAGGATTTCCAGAGCCTTCCGCGTAATCATGTCAATAGTAAGAAGTGTATTAGCCACAATAAATCTCCAAAAAAGAAGTTAGCGGTTACGTCGCGCTTCCCACTGTTTAATCTGTCTCAGGCGCTCGGCTTCAATCCACTCCGACGTGCTCATGTCCTTAACTGAGCGTGGGTCCGTCGTGTCTCGGGCCGGCGCGCCTACGGTTTTAGCCGTCACAGGCTTAATCGGCGGGGGCGCGTTGGTTGTTCGTTTGACCGGCGGATTGTCGGTCAACTTGACCTCAATCTTACCGATCTCCTTGGCTTGCAGGTAGGGCGACAGGCGGGAAATACGTTCAGCTTCACGGGGGTTGGAACCTAAGTAGTATGCTACGTCGGGGCCAACTTCTGAAGCCTGAATCGTCTCGGCCATTACGTTCGTGATTGGCAAGGCTTTGTTGTACACGACTTGTTCAAAGTCGTCGTACTTGTCAAAGGCCGCTTCCTCACGTTCCTTATAGGCCATCAACAGCTCGCGCTGCTGCCGGTCTGCCTCCCGTTTGGCCAGCAACTCCTCGGCTTTGCGGGTTGCCAAAGCATCCGCGTAAGCGTCGGGGTCGATGTCCCGGTCAGGCAGCGTGGCGGGCGTCTGAGCTTGGGACTCAGGCGCTTTTAGCGCTTGCTCTCGCTCCCACTTGCGACGTTCCCGTGCAAGTCTTTTGCCTACCAGTGCGTCGAGCTCCTCTTGGGAGAACGTCTTAGCAGGCTTTTCTTCCGGCTTTTCGGCCTCTTGGGCCACTATTTCGGGTTCCGGTGCTGCCGTAGCTTCCGGTTCCGGCGCGGGTACTTGTTCCGCTACTACTTCATTTTCAGACATTGTGATTCCTTACGAATCCCTGGTCAATCGGGCCAGTACGAATTTAGTATAGCAAAAAGAATAGTTTACGCTTTGATTTCGGTAAAGACCCAATTTAGTGCGCCGCCAAGGACGCCGTTTCCGCCGCCATCGCCCGACACGTTAGTGCGCAGATCAAGGCGGGGGCTTCGACTGTCGTATCGGCTAAATCCGCCAAGTTTTACGGTAACGCTGGACCCGCTGATGCTTGTCTTAAACCCCTGAATCATTAAAGGAGCATCCGGTACGTATGTTGCTCCGCAGGACACATCAGTGCCATCAATTTGCAGATACCATGCAAACGCATCGCCAGCATTGCTGAACAAAAGGCGTCCACCACATACCGAAACAATAAGTGTACTGCCGGCGGTCAAACCAGTAATTGTCTGGTTAAATTCGGAGTTGTAATACAACTCGTCAGTATTTGTGCCGGTGTATAAATCTTTTAGAGCGTTAGGGGCATAACTTGCAACTTTAGTTTGCAACACTTGCCCAGATGCCGGAGCAACATAATCTGTCCCGGCAGAGGCAATTGACAATACGCCTGTGGATGTCGTGTTTTTAACAATTCCTGTTGTAAGGGAACCTAAAAACTGTGCCCCACTTAGTCCGGCATCCGCAGTGCCTTGCACTACAAATTTATTAGAGAACGCAACATCAGCTGATCCGTCAACCGAATTGCCTGCCAGATTTCGTGCAGTTGTCCACTTGGCAGCACTGCCAGCATTAAAGTTTGATACAGAGACTTTAACGGTGCTGGCGCTTTGAACAATTGGCAATACTTCAGTTCCGGTCAGCGGGACTGCGGCATTGCTCAACTGCGATATTTTCTTGTCTGCCATAAATTACTCCGAATTAAATCGGTTCAAACTGAACCAAAGCGCCAATGACTGTGTTAAACGGCACAGCCACAGTTTGTGGGGCATCGTTATACGTCGGGGTTAAATCTACTTGAACAACATGACCGCCCGCCGTCACCATAGCTTTGTCAAACGCATTTCCAGCGCCGGTAAACAGAATGGAAGACGTGTTAATTTGATTGCACTCAATCATGCTTGCCGTTGCGGGCATAGAGCCAGTTCCTTTATTAACAAAAGCGTTGTTAGACAACATTACTTGGCTAAACAACGGGTTTCCTTGCGTGATGAACAAACCGCTTTCAGTTGCAAACGGCATATACCATCTGTTGTTTGAAAATGTTAATTGCAGATGATATTCCGTCGCGCTTGCGCCGCCTTCGGTCTGGAACCGCAATTGACGCCTAATGTCACAGTTTGTGATGCGCTTCGGCGATTCGGTATTTTCAATTAGGCCCACGCTTACCGTTGCACGATTGATAGATGACGGATTCGCGTCCGCGATAATGCAGTTGTCAATCCACCAACCAGGGTCAAATCGAATGTCGCCACGATAGTCAAACAAATCGCAATCGGTAACGCGCAAAGTCCCATCGCTTCCCGCATTGTTAGGCTTGCGCAAACAAACGTTTGTTTTGTCAAATTTAAGGGACGATCCACTAAGTAATTGAAACGCCCCCATGATATAGCCAAATGACAAGTTTTGAGAATTTGAAATCGTAATGTTTGCACGACAACGAAAGTCGCCAGCGCCGCCGTAATCGTTAAGGCCTGATGCGGTAATGTCGCCAAATTTTCCAGACGTACAGGTTTCAAAAACAGTTCGAGCAGCGGTATCCACTGCCCCCGCCGCAGTCAACCATGCAGTTTGCAATCCATTGACATTAATGACGAACTGTTTTGCAGTTGCTGCTGCTGCTGCGGAGTTGGCAATACAGATCGCGCCCCACTCTGTATTTGCTGGAGATAGTGACCCGAAATCAATCATCTCCATGCGCATATTAGTGATGTTGTAAGTTACTGCATTACTTGCGCCAGCGGACAACTCGCTTTGCAGCCATATTCCGTTTCCATAACCCGCCGAGACAGGATTTCCTGTTGGAGCTAATGCCGATGCACTTGATGCAATGCACTGTCCAAAGCAATCGGTAACGTTAATGTTGGCTTGTTTTTCAAACCCACCAACAAAACGACCAAACTTATATACACGGATGGCAGAGCAGTTTACATACGAATGATTTGACGCATACGCCTGTCCTGTCGCATAAAAATTGCCAGACGCTAAAAACCCTGAACCGGACGAATTAACTTGACAGTTTGTTAAAACAACATCCTGCCCAATTTCCGTCCAGAATCCATAGTTAGATTCCGGCAAAATACCATCGTGCCCAAGTTCAGCATAACAATCCGAAAACCGAACATGGGACGGCGTTCTCTCGATTGCAACGTCACCAAACTCTAAAACAAATCCGATGCGTTGATAGTCATATCCTGTGCAGCCATGAACAACTACGTTGTTGACGCCGCCAAAATAAAACGAATCGCCATAAATTCCGCGAGTTCTTTGAATATAACAGTCCGAAACAATCAAGTTTTTACAGGCTTGATTACCGTCAAATTGATTGTCTGCGCGGAATCCTGCGCGTAGAAAATTCTTAAACGTGCAATCTTGTACAATTGCGTTTTGCGCGCCACGAAGCACTACGCCATATATTTGCGACCAAAAAGTTTCGCTTGCGCTGTCGCCTGCCGCTACATAGGTGCCAATAGGCGGATCGTTGTTTGGGACTGTCGGAGTTGAAGCCGTTGTGACCTGGCCATCAAATGTTAGCCCTTTCAACACCAATCCAGTTTTGTTGAACTGAGTTAGCGTAAAATAAGCCGTCGTACTGCCAAAATCCAAACGACGAATTGTGGCGTCATTGTTAGCAAACCATGACGTAGTTTGATTTAGCGCAACCCCCGCTGCGGTGGTATTAATACCGTAAATTCCCGCCGGAAAATATAACGCTTTATTTTGTGCTGCGGCAGCATTGTTTGCGGCTTGAATGGCAGCAAAATCATTTGTAGTGCCGTCGCCGACCGCGCCAAAGTCTTTAACGCTAATACTTTCTCGCAATTTTTCCTGAATAGTGCGAGTAATTGCGCTGGAACCAGCAGGTAAAAAACCAAACTGGTCAATAGCCGCTTTTTTGGTAACGCCGCCTTGAAGCGCCGGAACAACATCTGACGGCGAAACCGGCGACGTTGCGGCAGGAAGTTCAGAAATTTTAATGATCGCCATGTATTACTCCAACAGCAGTTGGCCGCCGTCTTCCTGAACCAAGTTGTCGCCCGCTTCGGTCAATAAGTTGCCGACAGATGCGCCGCTATCAAGCGTGCCTGAAAACAGCGTAATTACGGCTCCAAGGCCAATTGCTACGCCGTTTCGCAGTGCGACCCCCCAACTCATCGGATGTTAATGGGCTTTGCGTACACGTCGCCGTCAGCGCTAACGCGGATCGCACTTACTCGCCAGGGCGCGCCAGTGCCTTGCGGCACAATAAACGGAATCGGCGTGTACGCCGGGATCGGAGTGCTGGAGGTCGTCGCGGTGACGCCTTCGCCCACAACGATATACGCCGGGGTCGTTGCCCATACCACCACGCCCTGCGGGCCCGCCTGCCAAGTTGCCGTATCGCCCGCCGTGCCGGTGTAAGAAACCGTACGACCGGGGTATACGGCATCGGCCATCGGATTAAGAAGTTCCATGCTCTACCCTCACGCTAAAAAGCGCAGTTTGTACAAAGTGCTCAAGTAAAGAGCCACAATTTCGTCAATAATGTTCTGAATTGCAGTCTCATCTTCGTCGCAAAACTTGTAGCGATTGGCTTCAATTTCGGCCAAAGACTCCTGCAAAAACTCAATGACGTTGCCGGTTTTCTTGGCCGATTGCAACGTAATCGGGCCGATCAGGCCATGACGGCCCTGATAAGCCTCCGCGAACGAGTCCGCCAAATCTATTACCTTGTCGTAAAACGATCCCAGAGCTTTGTGCTTGGCATAGCTACGCGTATTGAGATGCACCGAGTGAGTGACATCTCGCGCTAGGAATAGGTGCCCGACAAAATCTGCTGGTTTCATTGCGGCGGTAACTCCGTGCCCATTTCAGGCATTGTCCGTTGGGCGGTCGGCGGCACAAGCTCGCCATTTGACATCATACCGGCCAAAGTGCCCATTATGATGTCTTGAATCTGCTGCTCATTCAAGCCACTTTCGACTGCTTTGATGCGATCGGTCTCAGCGCTATACGCTTTAACCTCTGCCTCAAACTCTTTGATCTGCACCTCGCGGGCTTCCATTGACTGCTGCACGCGCTGGAGCATCTCCTGCATCATCTGCATTTCCTGCGCCATAACCTGCATCTGCTGGTTGGCCGCTTGGAGTGCCGGGTCTTCCTCATCCGCCAAGAGCTTCGGATCAATGACCTTTTGGAGCCGCTTGCTGATTTCTTGAGCGCCCGGCCAGTCCATGTTCTTGACGAACAAGTCGCCCGCAACCTGCCACAAGTTCGGGTTGGCTTGCAAAATTTGCCCCATCGCGTCCATGGCTTCCTGACGCTTGGTCGCGTAGGACGGGCCGGTCGTGACCGCCACGTCGTACTTACCGACCGACGGGTTGTAAATCTTTTCAATCACAATACCCGTTTCGTCCATTAACCGGCGGACCGGCTCGGCTTGCATCGGGTTGATCTTGACCGTTGCGGTCTCTCCGTCAATGCCGATAATTCGCGCGATACGCTGGGTATCGTAAATTTTCGGAATCAAGTCAACGAGTTGGCGCGTCCCATAGCGAATGGCCCGAGCTAGGTTATCTACAAAGTGGTATGTGCCTGTGTCGCCTTGCCGTTCACGCGCCAAAATGGCTCGACCCGTGCGCTCATTGGACCGCATACCGAGGCTGGCATCATATTGGCCGGTCGCGGCCTTGATGTCGTCGGCAGCGCCCATCTTCGCCTGGATCAAGCCCGTCTGGGCAAGCGGCGGCGGGGCACGTCGTGGCAGCGGCAGGACTGCGCCCTGACCGTCTGTCACGTCGGGATTAACTTCTAAGTACGGCCAATTGGTTGTGTTGGCCGTCTTCCATTGCTGTTCGTAACCTTCAAACTGACCGCCGTAGCCGATGAACGGCGCCTTGGGCGCGAGGGCCAGCATTTCGGCTTCCTGCGATACCCAATAGTTGTACATGCGCTGTGCGTCCTTGGCGTTGCGCACCAAGCCCGACACGTACATGCGGCCTTCAACTTCAAACTCGTTGCCGATTACACGAATGACCGGAATCCACTTGCCCGGCCACTCGCTTTCTTCAAGAATTTCGTAGCCGTTAGTCTTGACCCATTTGACGCGTTTTACGTCAACTTCACGCTTGCGGATCGGCTGAAGGCCAAGCATTTCCAGCTCTTGCGCTTCGGGCGACCTTTCAAACGCCGTTTGGTTGCCGGCGTAGAGATTCAGCGTCTCGCGCGTGTGTTCCTTGTAGAAATACTCCGCAATACGGATCGTATTTTCGTTAATCCATTGCGAAAGCGCCTGATCGCCGACGCCGCGCTGCAAAACCGACGAAATCGGCTCTGCGTCAGGATACATGCGCTCAAAATCCGCCTTTGGAATGTCCTCGGTGATGAAGCACCACTCCGCATCCGCGCCACAAGGGTCTTGGATGGTCGGGTCCATGTACACACTGAAGCTATTTCGGATACGGCCTATGCGAAGGTCTTGATCGAACGTGTTTTCGTCGCAGTATTCCGTTAAAATGCGGAAATACCCTTCGCCGTAGGTGACTTGGTTGTCACAAGCGGTGTCGTACGCGACATCCGCATCCGAAATGTACTCAATATGACGGACAATTCCGTCAAATATCTCAGCGACCTCAATATCTGCCTTGTCATCGACCGGAATGACCTTGCCCGAGGGCCGATTCTGTCGCTGATCGTTGGTCACTTGCCGCACATGCTGCGGCAGCTTGTTGATCGTTAGGCACGGACGGGCGTTGACCGTCTGTCCTTGCACCGAGCCGCGCGTCGCCAACACGTCTTGGGGCCACTGCCACTGATTGTCCGGCGATCCTGCCATGAAACGCAGGTCATCCAGCTCGTCTTCTCGGCTGTCAGAGTACGCCGAGAGGGCCATTGTCAGGCGCGAGCGCGCCGTGGCCAGTACATCGGCTGGGTCGCGGGCGGCTTTGCCCCGGTTGGTCGGCGTGTTGGCGACGCGAGCGGCGCCTCTAAGCCCTGTAGGGTCTTTAGCCATTACTTGCGCTTCTTACCTTGTGCCTTACGTTTAACCGCGTACGCGATCGCCACGGCCTGTTTCTGCGGTTTGCCGCGCGCCATTTCCGCTTTAATGTTCTTACGGAACGCGCCTTTGCTAGCAGACTTAACAAGGGGCATACTTATTTCCTCTTTTTAGCCGTTTTGGCCGACTGACGGAACGCCTTGGCGGTCGGCGCCCCCTTGCTACCCGGTTTGCGCATCTTCTCACCACTACCGGCTGCGATGCGCGCCCGCTTAGCGTGAATGTTCGCGTAAAGACCTTTCTTACTAGCCATTAGCCACACTTCCAGCGTCTGAGCGACGCCCTTGCTCGTTCAGCCGGCCCCTTGGCCTTAGCCACCACGCCCTTCATGCGCGCACAGAACGACTTCTTACGTCCCGCGTCCGCCTTAGTCTTAGGGTTGGGTGCTGGCGCCTTGAGCTTACTGCCCGTAGCGCGGTTGTACTTCGCTCGGCCCTTGGCCGTCAAGCCCGCGCCCTTAGACACGGGCTGCTTCTCGCCTCGTCCCACCGACAGACTGACCGACTTGCGTGCCATCAGGCTCCCATCCAACTGCTTGCCATGCCGTTGCCGCCCTGCCGGGCGACGACTCGTCTTGGCGCGTCGCGGGCCTCACGGCTGGCGAGCGGGTAGGCGAAAGTGACGGCGAGGGCGTCTGCCGCATCGGGCGACGCTTGACCTCTAGCCTTCATCTCCTTCTTACCCTCCAAGAAGATCGTCCCCGACGAGTTAGGCTTGACGTGCGGCCCGCACAGGTCCGACTTGAGTAACCGATCATGCGGTATGCTCGCCGTGCGTAGCCATTCTCGCATGTCGCCCCACATCTCGGCGCGCTTGTTGCCCCACATCACAGGGTTCTTAGCCTTCCAGCCAAAGTTTACCCCACGAACCTTATACCGCTGCTCTTTCAGCCGGTCAAGTATGCCATAGCCAAGACCGCCTTCGTCAATGACTGTAAGCGCTGGGTTGAACTCCTCGATCGCGTCGATGACGCGTCCGACGGTCGCCATGGTGTCCTCGCCCCGGTAGCGCTTGATCGCTACGATGTCGCGCCCTTGTCGGACGACGATGACGGTGGAGTCTGAGCCGCTTCGCGCTGGATCGACTCCGATAACGCGTGGCGCTGTCTCGTCCTTGTACCGTGCCCGCGCCACAGCCTCGTCCACAATTCGCGGAGCAATGAACTGGTCGTCGCCGTCTGAAGGAAACTCTCCGTAGACCTCGACTTTTGCCTGGCTACTATCTGCTCCATACTCAGCAATGATTTGCTCGTAGACGGCTTTATCCGTATCTTCAACTTGGCGGGCGTCGATGTTTTGCGTTTGCCAGAAATCTCTTTTCGCGTTGAAGCACTCATAGAAATACCCCTCGTTGCGTCGTGGGTTGCTGAAGGCGAGCCAGAAGCGGTTCGGTGTGTTCTCCGTAAAGAAGCCCGCCGACACCGCCCAGATGGAGTCCGGTATACCGCTCGCTTCGTCGAAGATGAGCATGACGCCCGCGTGGTTGTGCACGCCCGCGTACGCGTCGGGGTTCTCCTCGCTCCAGAGCCGTCCCTCGACTGCCCAGTACCGCGTGCCCATCTTCAGGTCTCTCTCGACGATCTCCGCCAGCCACTTGGCCGGCATCACCCGCGTCGCGCTGACCTCAAACCAATGACTGTTGAGCAGCAGTGAGAGCCACTTAGTCACCTCGGCCCATGTGACCGAGCGTAGCTGCGCCTCGCTGTTAGCCGAGACGATGATCGTTGACCCTATGCGCGTCGTCAGCATCCACAGGATCAGCCAGCTCACCAGCGCCGACTTACCGATGCCGCGTCCCGAGGCTGTCGCCATGCGCAGCACGTCGTAGCTCGTCGCGTCCTTGTTCTTAGCGATGTGCGCGGCGACCTTGCGCAGCGTCTCGCGCTGCCACTTGCGCGGTCCCGCGAAGTGCTCCAGTGGCGTACCCTTCTGCCCCCACGGGAACGCGAACAACACGAACGCCTCGGGGTCGTCCTTGATCGCAGGCGACCAAAGACGCGTCATTATGAGCTGCTCGTCTTCGGGGCTATATATCGGAACTTGCATACTCTGCCGTCAGCGCGGGGGTCGCGCGGGTGGTGGGTGCGGGACTGTGGCTCAGTGCAGCCGGTGTATCTGACACCACTCGGCCCTCGAGGACGCGAGACTCCGCCTCTTGCAGCGCCGCGATGACGCTGATCTGCTGCTTGACATCAACCTGCACCTGCTGCTTCGCCACCCAGCCGTGCACATGCTGGAGGATTGCCAAAGAAGCCTTTGAATCGCCATTGCGAGCCGCCAGACGCAGTTGGTTCGCGGCCTCAAACTCACTGTCTGCACGACCCTTAGCCTCCGCCATCTGGGCGAGGGGGTCCATTTGGCATAGTCGGCGGAACTCCGCTGGCAACATCCCCGCCGCCAGGGCAAGGCTATCACCCTTCAGCCCGAGCGCGGCGGCATCATAAATCGCCTGAAGGCGGGCCTCAGTGGCCTTTAACTCGCGGGGCTCATACGGGAGCGATTTGAACATGTCGCAACAGTACCGTGCGCGTAAGGAATTGACAAGCGATGTGCAGGATCCCCTGCCGGGAGGCCGCGATCTCGAACATCCGTCGAGCCTGTGTGCCGGGGCGGAGATTGCCTTAATGATGCAGCACGATTGTGCCTTCAGCTTCCTCCCGGTCGCTACCAGCGCACCTGGTCAGACACCGCAGCGTGAGGATAGTTGCGCGCGGCGTGTAAGGCAATAGTTGTTTGCTGAAAAAATAAAAAAAATTGTTTTCAAGCCCATTGTCACAATGACCACCAGCTCGCGGGCCGGCCCACCCCCTCAAATGCAAGTGATTCCCGTTTGCATCCAGTCGTCGGCGTGGTGGGCAATGTGGGCACGACCCACGCGGCGCGCGGCGGTGTGGCGCGCGGCCTGGCAGGTGTGGGCAATGTGGGCAATGCGCCGACAAGTCGTGTTGTGGGTCATGTGGGCAATTGGGCGCAAAGTCGTGTTGTGGGTCATGTGGGTCAAATGGTCATCGAAATTAAATCGCAGCGGCTCCAACGATGCGAGCGCTGCACGCTGTATGCTGTATGTTTATACAGTATATTTTTTTTACTGACTTAAAGATAAAGAGATAACCCACATTGCCCACAAGTCATGTTGCGCCCTATGTTTTCAGGCCTTTGCGCGTGGGCAATTCTTCCGAAAAACATTGCCCACACGACTGCCCACAATGCCCACAACCAAAAATGCATAGCATCGCGGGCATATGTTATTGTAAGAAAATCCTTGACAGGCTATTCGGCCGCATTTAATCTGTACCCACTGACAACGCAACTCGAGCAAGCACAAATGAAAAACAGAGCGAAAAAGACCATTTCAGCCGCGATTGAAAAAGGGCTGTTCATCTTTGTAATTTTCAGTTTCATTGTTATGTGGATTTTTTCGGCTTACGAAATGTCGCGTTTCATTGCTAACAACTAACTGGAGATAGCACACATGACTTACCGCTACTCAACCGTTCTTATGCTGATCGCCTACCCGCTACTCATCGGCACGTTTTTTGTCCACGAGTCCGCACAACTGGCCGTTGGCCTTGCGGGTATGTTCGCCGCACTCGCCGCCGCCATCACCAACGCTTGCGGCGACTGATCACACTCTGTAAACTTTTCCCTGTTCGCTAACCTAAACTAACCTAAAGGATTAATCGCCATGAAATTTGAAATTTCACACAACACGCTGAAAGCTCTGTTACTGATCGCCGCCAAAAACGACCGCCGATGGTATTTGAACGGCATTTTGCTCGAGGTCCGCGCGAACGACATCACGGCCGTGGCCACCGATGGCCATCGCCTGATGGCCGTACCGGTCACGCTCGCCGATGGCGCGCGCATGGTCGGTCAATACATCATTCCGCGCGACTTGCTCGACGGCGTTAAGCCGTCGCACAAGACGCTACCGATTGGCGTCATCATTAATGACGCGATCAACGTCACCATTGACACCGGCGGCGCGCAATTGGCCGGCAAGCTGATCGACGGCACGTATCCCAATTGGCGTACCGTCGTGCCGCATACCGTGACCGGTGCGGCTGGCCAGTTCAACCATGAGTACATCGCGAGCTTCGGTAAAGCTCACCAGCTACTCGGCGGCAAGTATTCGCCGACGATGTTCCACAATGGCGATGGTGCCGCGCGGATCAAATTGGCCGCCGATGCCGTGGGCGTGCTCATGCCGTTGCGCGAGTCCGAGCCAGGCCCGCTCGACAACCCGAGCTGGATCGACCCGCCCGCGCCCGTGTCCGCCGCTGCCTAACATGGCGAAACGTGCGGCGCCCATGGCCGCACGTCTACGGGTACGACCCGTACTGACGAGCCACTAACCTAAACTAAAGGAAACAACGCCATGCAACCAGCTATCGAAACGACCACCGGCGCCATGCCCGCGCGCGACCATCTGCGCGAGACCATCCTTGACACGCTCCACGCATGGGTGCGCCAGCGTCCCGGTCTCGACCCGCGTAACTATATCCGCGACTGGGACGACCACGCCGGGCGCGCCGCGTACCGCTCCGACTCGCGCGCCATCACCACGCACCTGCGCGACGCGCGCGCCATGCTGCGATATATCGAACTGCGCTCGACCATCACGGGCGCCGATCTGCTGGCCGCGCTCAACATGGGCGGGCGCTTGACGTATACGCCGGGTCGCGGGCTCGACTACACCACCGGCCAGTATTGGTCGATGGAGTACCGCGCCGCCGCGTGTCGCGTGTTGTCGAGCGTGATCTGGGATTACCTGCGCGAGGGCATGGCCGACCCCGACGGCGACAAGCTGCGACTCGCCGCGCGGCGCGAGCTGGGGCCGAGCATCGCCCGCCGGTGGTTCCGATAATTTTTGACCGCGTAAACCACAACCAAAAGAAATGACACAATGAAAACTGCAATCATTACCGCCGCACTGGCGGCCACTCTCGCCACTACGGCGCACGCTGACGTGTTCGCCACCGGCCCCATGGCCGACGACCGCGACGGGCGCGTGGTGCTGACGACTGAGATATGCGTGGAGAAGCTCGACACGCTAGCGCTTGGCACCAATAAAAGCGCTCTAGATGGACTGCGCCGCGCGTTCTACTATACGGGCGCGGGCGTGACCAATGAGGGCTGTTGGAAGCATGAGGCCGGTACCGTGCTGCTAGTGTGGCCGACTGAGAACATCATCCGCCGGCGGCCTATCAAAAACTTTAAGCTCGAAGCTGCCGCCGTGGGTCCGACGTGGGACACGCTGCGATGATCCGTTGGCTGCGCGGCTTCTGGCGTTCGCTGGAGGCCGCGCGTCAGTACGAGTGGCGCCGCGTGCCGCCGCCTAACTGGGCGTGCTCACGTCGGCGCTGGGGTGGCGACTATTGGTAGAGGGTAACAGTATGCACAACCTGACAACGCTAGAGGCTATCGAGTTTGAACGCGACATAGGCCGACCGCCTGACCCGCCCATCGACCCTGAAACCATGTACAGAACGTCGGAGCGCGCGCGCTGCACGCTCAGTACGGACGAGCTGCGCGCCATCCTGGGCGAGTACGACGCGGGCCACAGTACGCCTGAGCACGCGCCCGCAGTAGGCGACGCCATCGAGCCCGACCATTACAAGGTCGGCGGGATCGAAACCATCGACTACATGCGCGCTAAGAGTACGCCCGAGGAGTTTGAGGGTTACTTGCGCCTGTCGGCGCTCAAGTACCTGAGCCGCGTCGGGCATAAGAACGGCGACCACGACGCCGCGCGAGCCGAGGAGTATAAAAAGGCGCGATGGTTCATCGACCGGCTGATACAGGAGATCGACCCATGAGCGCGCCCGTAGACCGCGACGAGCTCACGCGTGTAGTGAAGCTCTACACCGAGGCCGTGTATAAGCTGCTGCACTACGAGGCGGCGCTGCACCGCATAGCCAACATGAGCCGCGACCAGTGCGAGGACGCACACGCCATCGCACGGCGTGCGTTGGAGCGGCTGAACGATGGCCAGAGTCGAGCTAACTGAATGGTGGCGGCGGCGGCTGGGTCGATGGATCGACCTTGCGCGCAAGGACGCGCGCCGGCCCCGCTGGCACCGCCCACCGCCGCCCAGTACGCGCACCACAGTACGCGCTCGCTACCATCAACTAAAGGCCAAGCAACGTGATCTACTTTCTCTTGACTATCGCCGCGACCGTCATCCTTGACTGGCTATTTTCCGACCACTGATAGCACGGGCTCTAGGCCCTCGGCCATCCGTCGCAACTCTGACTTGCCAAGGCTCGCAAACTGCGGGTGTGCGAAAACGTGCTTTTTGGTCGGAAACTCGCGCGAGTGCAAGCGCCCGCAATCAACCCAGCCCGCATCGCGTAGCGCGTGCATGAGCGCCGCCTGTACAACCTTGACGCCCGACGGCGCGAGGCCTTGCAGACGATCGCAGATGGAGTAGAAGGGCGAGGCGATAACGCCGCGCGCGAAGTCGCCCTGCCGCGTGCGGATCATTTCGACGAGGAACGACTCGGCGGTACTCATGGCCGACTCGATCATAATGAGCTTGGCCTCGGTCATCGGCGGCGCGGCGCCAGGGTTGAAGGCCGACACGTCGCGGGCATCGAGCCACGCGGCAACGGCTTGGAAGCCGCCGGCGTAGTACCAGCTCCAGAGCACACGCGCCTCGGCGGGCGGCATCCGGTCGGCGTCTGACCAGACGACGAACCAGCGCCGATCGTCTGACGGCAGACTGATCGCAGCGCGCTCGTTGCTAAACGACACCACCAGTACGCGGTTCAGCGCCTCGTAAGGGTGTAAGCCCTTACGGTTGACCGTGAGCAGCTCAGGGGGCGCGGCGATGATGGGTTTAAGGCTGTTCTCCAGCGCCCGACGGTCTCGCGCCTCGGCCTGTCGCAGCTCGTTGATGACGATGACCTCGGACTCCAGCGCGTAGCCCCACTGGCTGTTGAGCTCCTCGTTGCGCACCGTGGTGACGTTGACGCGCTGGTCGCCGCCGATAGACCAGAAGAACGGCGCCCAGAGCGTGTCCTTACCGCTGCCAGGCTTGCCGGCGTGCAGTACGGCATGGTTGATCTTTTGGTTGGCGTGCTGGCGCTTGTAGGCCATCACATCGAGCACATGCTCGCGCTCGGCGGGGTCTGGGATCATGCGCTCGGCGTGGGCGAGCCATGGGCCCACGTCGCCTGCACTGACAGTAGGTCGAGCGTCGCGCCAGCGGTTGCCATAGACGACACCGTTGCGGCTGACAAGGATGGACTCGCCAGCGGCGAACGTGACGCCTGCGAGCACATGCGCGCCCATGGCCTGACGGTTCTCGTCGTAGCAGACCGACGCCTCGATGCGGCGGTTGTTGTGGATGCTGTGGCACGTCACATGGCGGAACAGGGCGTTGAACGACGTGCGGGCGATCTCATGGCGCTCGGCTAAATCAAAATAAGCATCGTCGCTCACAACGTACGCGAAACGCTCATACCACTTGGACTTCTCGACGCGACCGAGCTCACGGCGCTCGACCTCTTTGATGACCTCGGCGGCTTCGTCTGGGTATTCTTCGGTCGGTGTGATCTTCGACAAAGCAGCCTCCATCTTCTTGGCGAGCAGGTCATCGCGCAGGCCGTAGCCCGTCTTGGGGCCGCCCTCGGCCTCGACCCAACGCAGGAACTTCTCGCTGTTCCAGTCGCTGCAATGCCCGTGGAAACAAGTATAGCTGCGCGTGACGGGGTGATACCGCCCCTGCGCGTCGGCTGTGGTGTGCTCAGCGTGGTTCGGGCAGACGACGCCGTACCAACCCTCGGGGTTGGCCTTGGCGAGCAGTAGCCCGCGCTCTTGTATCCACTCCAGCACGTTGTCGAGGCCGTCATCTTCGATGGCGATGCCGTGGATACAGGCCGTATCGACCTCGCCCGGCGTGACGCCGCAGGCTGTAACGATCTGCGTTAAAGAGAACTCGCGCTCGGGGTGGAACTCAGTCAACACGGCGGCGAAGTTGTCGCGGCCTTCCTTCAAGTTAACGCTGCCCTCGATGCGGAAATTACGCACCGGATTCACCGCACCAGGGTCAGTGTAGCCCGCCTCGGCCATGGCCTTGATCGCAGCGCTGAACTCGCCCTTGGTCGGCTGATCGTCAAGCCCAAAGGTGTAGCCCCACTGGAAGTTGCCGGGGCTCGTTTCTAGCTTCCACGTCGGCTCGATGGGCGGCGTCTTGCTCTTGGTGCCAATGTCATCGAGCACCATGAACGCCACGCGCTCGCAGTTAGCCGCCGATGCCGACACGCCGTCCGTCAGGCGGTCAAGGATGAAGCAACCCGTGTTGGCGTACCACGCGCCCTTGGGGTTGCGCATGTACTTGCCGTAGAGGCCCGCAGGCCAGGTGTAGCGCGGCGTGCCGTCCTTGTGCATCAAGTGCTCGCCGTTGCGGACGATCGGCACCTGACGCACGAATAAAATTGTTTCCCCTTCGGGAGCGATACTGTTAATATATTCAGCGAACTTCATCGTGACATCTCCAGTCCTGTGTTTAAGCCCGGCCTAACCCGCCGGGCTTTTTTATTTCCCGTACCGCTCCATCACCTTGACTTCGGCGTTGAGCGGGAAGCCCTGAGCCCAATCAGGCGCAGTGCACATGACCTCATGCAAATGCTCGGCGACGAACTCCGCCGCCTCGCTCGCACACTCGATAACGATTTCGTCGTGCACATGCAGCACGACATCAAACCCCATGCGATCCAGCTCGCGTAGGCTGTGGCGCAACAAATCATTGGCCGTGGCCTGTGTGATGTTCTCGCAGGCAAGCCCCTTCCATAACCGTGCGCGGGGCCACTCTTTAGCGTCCTGCGCAGGCTTCCATGCTGCCTTGAGATAACTCACACCGTCTGACTCCAGACGGGCGAACGGGTAACATAGCACGCGCCCTGACGGCAGCGCGTACCAAAGATGCTGACCGTCAAACATATACGCCACGCGGCCAACAATGAATTCGTGGTTGACATTTCGCATGGCGCGGGTGTAAGCGTCCTCCAGCTTCTGCCAGTAACGCACGGCCCACGGGTTCGCCCGACGCCACCGATCCACAATGCGCTGCGCTTCGTGCTCGTTCATATGCACGCCGTAAGCGCGGCCCATGGCGCTGAACGCACCGACGCCGCCCGCGAAACCGAGCGACAGGATGGCGACCTTGCCGATCTGGCGCTGGTCGCCCGTCACGGCCTCGGGTGTGGTGTTGTAGATGCCCGCCGCTTCACGCTTGTAGATGTCGCCGCCTGCGCGGAACACATCGAGCACGGGCTCGGCAAGCGGGTCAGCGGAGAGCCACGGCGTCGCGCGGGCTTCTATCGCTGCCCAGTCGGCCACGACGAGAACATGGTCTCGCTTGGGAATGAGTGCGGGCCGCAGCATCCCCTTGAGAACGTCCGTAACGCGCTTGCCGTATCGGGGCACGATACTGTGACCTCGTACCAGGGCTTGACGGGTTGCGTCAGGCTCGGCACTGCACTTACGCGTAAAGTTATGGACTTGGGCGCCGTAGCTAGATGCGCGTCCGGTGGCACTTCCACCAGCAAATATAAAGGCTCCACGGACACGGCTGTCCTCCCCGGCTAGCTGCTTCAAGCGGCTGAACTTAGCGACCGACGACGCCCACAGGTCATCCGCGCACTGCACAACGTCAGCCACGTCGGGCGGGAGCTCATCGGGGTTGTCCATGGCGAGCAGGTTGGCCCGCACGGTCTTGTCAATACTAAACTTCGCCGCGCCGTCTTTGTAGACGGTCATCAGCTTCTTGGCTTCAGGCCCGACGCGGGCGAGCACCCACTCGCGCATCTTGGGGCTGCGCACGGTCGTAATCTCGTTATGCGTGATCTCGCATACTAAACGCTCGATGTCCTGCAATTCAGATTCCGCGTGACGGATCGCCGCCTCACAGAGCGGCACATCAACGCCGACGCCGCGATCGTTGACGCGCTCGTTGACGTGGTAATCGGCAAGCTCTGTATCCGATAGGCTACGCATGGCCTTGCTAATCTCGCGCATGACGCGCACGTCCTGCTCGCAGTAGGCGATCATCTCGGCCATGAGCTCAGGGTCATTGTTGAACGTCCCATCGGCACGCGGGATAGACAGTTGCCGGATCAACTGCGAGCCACGGTAGTCCTTCTTCATCTTGGACGAGAGCGCGCGGCCTATGTCCTCAAGGCTGCCAGGCAGGCAGTTGGCCCGCGCCTGTGCAGACGTGCAGTAGAACTGCTCCAGCGCAAACGGGATGTCGAGCACATGCCAAAAGATAAGCCGCTCAAACGCTGCGTTATGCGCGCGAATCTGGCCCTTGAAGTTGGCTATGCGCTCGGGGAACGGGTACTTGGGCACCCACGTCTCAACCTCGCCATCGTCAAAGGCGTAGGACATGCAGAGCACTTCGGTGCTCGGGTGCTTGGCGTAGTTGTACGCGCCGGCTGACGGCAGGTCACACCGGCTGCGGGTCTCAAAGTCTAACCAAAGTATTGCCATAGAAAGATCGGGGGCCGCAGGCGCCCCCGCTCCTTTTACGCAGCGCGACGCCGACGGGCTGAAGCGGCTGGCGGCGGCGTGTCATCGCCACCTTCAGGCTCGCTCGTAGCCTCTCCTTCCATGGACACCCAATCGACGATCTCAAAGACCGGCGTGTAGATGCGGCCATAGCTCTTGTGCTGGTAGTGCTCCTTCTTCAAATGCACGACTGGCACCGGCTTGCTCTGGTCACGCTCGACCTGCGCGGCGATGGCTGCTGCCAAGGCCTGCACGGCACGCTTGCCGCCCACCGACGTGGTGCTGTAGCGAGCCTCAAGGCCCGCGTCCTCACCCGAGATGCACTTCAAGCTCATGCCGACCTGCGTTTCCCAGCCCTTCTTGCTCTGCGGCGGCGCCGGGTCGAGCTCAGGCAACGGCTGTGACACCGACACCATCTTCTCGCCAAGCACCTCACCGTCGCCCCAGGCAATGAAGCCGTGGACAAACGAGAAGGGATTGACTGCCCACTTGCTCTCGGCTTCAGCCTCGGTTTGATCCGCGCCGAAGACCCAGTGGCCCGTCTTGTCCATCTTGAGGATAGCCGTGCCCGCAGGGCCGACATCCACTTCGATGCTACGAAGGGCGGTGGACAGGGAAGTTACCGCAGGCAATCCTGCTTTTGCGAACGCTGTGATATTGGACATTACTCTACTCCTTACACTAGTTTAGAAAGGGCCGCAGTCAACTGAGACCCGATTTGCAACACGGCGGGACGGGGATCGCTCTCCGGCGCCATCGTGTTGCCGCTTGAGACCGAGACGACCTGATCGTCCGGCAGGCCGAGCTTCAGCTTTTTAAGCTTCTTCTCAGCTTGTGCCGGCGAGATCAGACTCGTCTCGGTCACTTCCGTAATCGGCAAGAGCGCGCACAGCGCAGCCTTTGCCGTCTCCTCATCGCGCCACTGTCGTGTGGCACGCTTGGCGACGAGCTTATAGCCCGGCACCGGATTACCTGACTCTAGCACCTGCATCGCTAGCGCGCGCAAGTCGCTGATCCAATCTTCAAGCACTGCCGCACGCTCCAGCATCTGCCCGAGCTGCGCGGCGTCTAGCTCTTTAATCTGCGTCTGCATGGCGCGATCGACTGCGCCTGTCATCAGCGGGCAGATCGGTTTGGCTGCGCACCAGCGGCAGTGCTCGCCAATCTTGAGCGGCGCGTCCGGCTTGGCCGACTGCTTGACCGCGTAGACCAGCTCGCGCTCGAACTGGCGCACGCGGTCGAACGACGTTACCCAGCGCTTGACCTTCGGCGGCTGGACAATGATGCACTCAATCTCTTTAGCGTCTTTGAAAACCCACTCAAGCGCCGGCGTGCGGATCGCCGCAGCCGTATAAAATAGTAGCTGAGGGTTATCTTCAGCTTCGACGGCCACTCCGTCGCCAAACTTCCAATCAAGTACAATAGCGCGGTCGCCAATGCGACCAATAAGATCACAAGAACCAAATACGCCCGGCAAAAGATCACCAAAGCTGACGGTTTGCTCAACGGCGTATTCAAGTCGGGCTTCAGGGTCGATTTCATTGATGGCGTCCATGGCTGGGCGGACCTTCTCATCGAGCAGGTCGCCGGTGAGTTTGATGCCGTTGTACTCCATGTCGAGCACATGCCGCAGTTCCTTATCGGAACCCAAAAGCTCGGCCATGACGTTGTGCAGCAACGTACCTTCATCGGCGTACTTGCTGCTCGGCTTCGGTGGGACTTTCTGGCAGAGCGCGACACTGCCGGGGCAGTTAATCACGCGCTTGGCGGTGGACCCGCCAACGATATTGCTATGACTCATCGAGGACTCTCCTTTACTGTGTTTGCGCAAGCGTAGACCGGCGCGTTTGGCTTGTCAAGCATTGTTTTATCACGTAGGATTCTCAACATGAGAGAGAAGACGATTGAGGAATACCTGACCTGGGCGGTGGAGCGCGCAGGCGGTGTCACGTTCAAGTTTAGAAGCCCGAGCCAGCGCGGCGTCGCCGATCGCATCGTCTGCCTGCCGAACGGGCAGACGTGGTTCGTGGAGCTGAAGGCCGAGCGCGGACGTTTGTCGGCGTTACAGAAAGTGTTTGCATCTTTAATGGCGCAGACGAACCAGCGTTACAAAGTCATATATTCCATAGAGGAAGTCGATGCTTTCGTTGAGACCGTATCAAGAGCAAGCGGCTGACTTTTTATACGAGCACGACCGCGCGATGGTGCTGGCGCCCGTGGGTGCCGGCAAGACCGCGCTTACCCTTACGGCCATGCGCGATGCGCTACGCTTAGGGCTTGTCAAGCGTTGGCTTGTTGTGGCGCCGTTGCGTGTGGCGCAACACGTCTGGCCAGTCGAGGCAACCAAATGGACACCCGATTTGACCCTATCCGTCGCTGTAGGCTCGCCCTCTTGGCGACTAAAAGCGTTGGCGTCAAATGCCCGCGTGGTGGTCACTAACTACGATAATTTGCAGTGGCTGGCTAAACAGAAGATGGACTTCGACGGCGTGGTGTTTGACGAGTTGACGCGCCTCAAGAATCCGTCGGGCGTTCGCTTCAAGGCGATTCTAAAGGCGCTGGAGCCAGTCAAGATTCGGTGGGGGCTGACGGGCAGCTTCACGTCAAACGGCCTAGAGGACGTGTTTGGGCAATGCAAGATCATCGACCAAAGCCTACTCGGGCGAAGCAAGGGCGCCTTTTTGCAGCAGTATTTTATCTGCCTCAACAGGGAGTATGGCGAGTGGACACCCGCTACCGGCGCGTTACAGCAGGTGATGGCACGGATCAAGCCTGCGACCTATGTGCTAGAGCCTGGCGAGTACAAAGACAAGCTGCCGCCGCTGCACACCGTAACGCTACGTTGCGAGCTCCTTGACCGCGAGCCCTACGAGAAAATGAAGCGGGACTTCATGGTGGAGTTCCCCGACGCGCAGGCGATTGCGGCTAACGCGGCGGCTGTTACGGCCAAGTTGCAGCAAATGGCCTCGGGGTTCGTCTACGACACGACCCGCACGGCATCCGATCGCCCCGGCAAGTTTGACATAACGCAGAAGACGGTGTGGTTTTCTGACCACAAGTTAGAACTGCTGGAAGACTTGCTAGACGAAAACCAACACGCCAATACGATAATTGTTTACAATTACCAAGCCGAACTGGAAGCGCTGAAGCGTTGGTATCCGAAAGCGGCGACGATTGACCAACCGGGCGTCATCGACGCGTGGAACCGAGGCGAAATTGAGCTGCTGCTGATCCACCCAAAGTCGGCGGGTCACGGGCTTAACTTGCAGCACGGCGGCAGTCGGATGGTGTTTCTGTCGCTGCCGTGGTCGCTAGAGGAGTACGAGCAGACGATCGGACGGCTGCACCGTAGTGGCCAGCGGCATGACGTGTGGGTCTATGTCCTGCAAACGGACAAGACGATTGACGAGAAGATTTGGGCGGCGCTGCATGACAAGCGCGCCATGTCAGACGTAGCAATGTGGGAGCTGAAATGAACTGGCGCGAACTAAACGCACAACTGAATCAGATGGCCGAAACTGAGGTCAAAGCCCTTCTTGACGCCGAGATGGCAGGCCGCCAGCGCGTCACCTTTGTCGAGCGACTGCACCAGCGTTACTGCGCCCTGCGCGCGACACGCGAGCGGGCTGAGATGATGGCCCTACTCGCCCCGCGCTCGCAGGTAGCGTAAGTATTCGGCGCCTTCTTCGGGCGTCCACCAGACTTTGACCATATCGGGATGGTCTGGTGGCAGGCTCGGGTTGGTCGTCACTAGGGCGCAGGGACTGAACGCGTTGTCGCGGAAGCCTCGCTCCTTGGCGTAGCGATCAAACACTTTGTAGCTGGCGACCTTCATCGTGTGCATCGCAATACCCGTAATCGGGTCTTTGAGTACCGAGTAAGCCGATTCGTGTTTGTGCCCCGCGGCGTAAATGTGGTCGCGGGTGCCCATAATCGCCGCCTTCATTGGCCCATGAGCCGGGTTCCAGATCGACGAGCCCGTGTGGTCGTGGCGGCTGTTGACGCGCACCTCGACCCCGTTCGGAAAGCGCAGCGCGATGCGGGCTTCGCTTGACTTATAGAGCGCGTCCTGTTGTTTGGCAATCCAACGCATCGGATCGCCCGAGCCTGACCACAGGTCGTGGTTGCCGCCGAGTATCCAGAGCCAGTTGCATCGGCCAACGAACCACTCTGCAAGGCGCCAGGCCTGCGCCGCTGACGTACTCTGCTCGCCGTAGAGCTTGGCCAGACGGCCTACCCAGTTGTTCGTGGTGTCGCCTACGTTGACGGCGAACAACCCTTCGGTGTCTTGGACGAGCTTCGTGTGGCGCTCCAGCGCCTCGATGTCGGTGCCGTCGTCATCGACATGCGGATCGCCAAAGAACAAGATGCCTATGGCGCCGGGTATTTTGATCCGAATTGGAATTAGTTTCGAGGCTTCTTCGTGGTCGCGCTTATGCGCAAACTGCCGTTTGCGGTGCTCGATAAGCTGCTCAATGGGTACGTCGTCATCGGGCAGCGGCGTAAATGAGTACCCCGGCTTTTCAACGGGCTGTTTTACAGAGTTAGAACGATACGTTGACTTCGGAATTGTGTATCCCTTGGCTGTCATCTTTTTTAGCCGCATCAACAGGCTTCGTTCGTTTAACCCCAGTTTAGCGGCGGCTACTGCTCGGATGCCGTTAGCGTCTTGTACTGCCTTTAGAATTTCATCATCAGTAGCTTTTGAATACATCGTTTATTCCATTGTTGTTAGCATCTGCTGCAACAAGTGCCCAAGCCGATCCACAAGCTGTTCGTCGCGGGACAAGTCATCATGCCCTGCCACGTCAAGCATGGCGTGTGTTGCTTCATGCGCCCACACCTGTTGGCGATTCGTGCCTTTACAAGAACTTAGAATATGGATTTCATATTTGTCTGGAAGCCACATTCCAACACAATTCTTGCCATGCCGCCACTTTGAAGGCGGAATGACTTTTACTTTGATCGTGTGGCCGGCAAGTTGAAAGTGCTGTGGGATACCGTCGGCGCGTGTTACGGCGTCGTTTGCGCCCACTTTTGCAGCGCTCGCAGTTTTGCGTTTTGCGCGTCGCATTGCGCGGCTAGCTCTCGTAACTCGGGCCCGATGTCTGGCCCTTGTTCAATATTTGTTCCAGCCGATCCTGCACTGCTCCCGGTGGTGGAGGCGGCTCCATCAGCTCCTTGGGCGGCGCTACCGGCTGGCACTGCGGCGGGCTCACGGCACAACCGGACAGGAGTATTGCGAACAGGGCGGCGAGCAAGACTAGCCAATTCGGATGCGTACGCAGACGAAGCCATTTCAGCGCGTATGCGATTAGCACGCTCGGTCCGTAGTTCAGCTTCCAGACGCTCCACTTGAGGGCGGATTTCTTCACGGCCTTGCTCCCGAAATGTGTGTGCCGCGTAGACTGCCAGCAACCCTAGCCCGGCAGTCAAGATCAAATGCGGCGCGTACTTCAGTAACCAGTAAGGCACTACTTTACACCATTGTGCTCAAAACTGTAGTGGTTGCCGTCGTCAAACCGCCCGCCCCAGCGCGCAAGCGGGTGCTGTTGTTCCCACCATTCGCCAAGCGGTTTGTGGTCTTCGGACTGTTCCAGAAACTCTCCGTTTCGAAACAAGTTGAGATCAATAGCCAAACGCACTTTATGGGCGCTGTTGGGATGGCTATAGGACTTACGTACGCCTAAAGCGCCGTGGACTCTGGGGTCTCTGTAGGCGTCGCCTAGTGAGACCTCATAGCCCAACTCGTAAGCCTTTTCAATAAGTTTGGCCACCAGACGGGCAAACACGCGCTGCTTTTGGCCTAACGTCACGGCTTGTCCGCTTTGTCGTCCAGCTTGTCGTTTATGCGCATCAACATCGTTTTGATTTCGTCGATGTCAGCGCGATAGTCGGCACGGGTCACGTAAGTTAACGGTAATTGCCGGACGTCGCGGTCTAACCGTTCAATGCTGCGGCTAATGTTGTTGAGAATCCACCCGCCAAACAAGCCAGCGATTCCTATGATGATGTTAAAGAGAATCTGCCCGTCATCCATCACACGCTCCGTAGCACTAGGGTGACAAGCCAGCTAATCAGCGCTCCCGCCGACAGCCACAGCAGCTTTTCGACCCAATCAATTCGCTTTTCTAGCCTTGCTACCCGGTCGGCAACGGCCTTGATCTTGTGGCCGTAGTCCGTCTTCAGTAGGCGCAAGTCCTTGGTTTCAATCGTCACTTCTTATCGGCAAGTGCCTGCGTCGTAATCGTACGCAGCACCAGGTTCGTGGCCGCACCAACCAGCAAGATTGACGCTGCGACATCTTGACCGAACAGCGTCGTCAGGTGCCCAGCAAACATCTCAATGCTAGCGAGCAACGCCAGCATGACGTTCCACCACACCGTTTTGGATTTAAGCGCACCTTTGATTGACGGGGGCATAGTCGTCTCCTTATCGAGCTAATTGATTTTGACGGGCTTCAGCGCCTGCGAGGGCGTTTGTTACTACAGCCGCCGGAGCTGCCGCGCGCTGCGCTGCTGCGCCCGCACGACGGACACCGCCGGTGATTTCCTGCACGGTCCCCGCGCGGCGTTGCGCGGCCTCAAGGGCAAGCGCAGCCGTCTCGGGTTGCAGCATGTCGGTAGCGATTTCAATAGCGAGCTTGCGGTCAATCTTGCCAGCCAAACGCTTCAGGATCGCGTTAGCCACAGTCGTGACGCGGTTGAGTAATGTCGGCATCGTCACGCCGCCCGCCGCCTCGACCAAAAGCTGCGTGCCAGCCGTTTCAGCACTGGGGCCAGCCGGGCGTGCCGCGCGGGCTTGCTCGCGGTACTTTGCCTGGCGCGCCAAGTCTTTGCGGATGTTTTCGACAATATTGACCTGATCGGGCGTGAGCACGTCGGAGAGCTTTTCGTAGCGCGGCGCGCCCGCAGCAGCACGCTGGATCGTCTGCGGCGCGGCTTCAACAGCCCCCGCAAATGCTGCCGGGCGGAGTTTTTCTTCGCCTTGCAGCGCTGAAGTCAGCTTGCTCTCAAGGTACTGACCGACTTCCATCTGGTTAATTGGCTTGCTACGCGCCTGAAACGCGCTGCGTGCCGTGCCATATTCCGGCACTTGGCCTTCTAACCAGCTAATAAACTCTTTGCGCGTGCCGGCGATTTTGCTGGCTTCAACTTTGCCAATGCCATAAGTCGCGGGGTTTTGCACCAAATCATCTAGCGCCATTTTAACGTAGTGCATGTCGGCAGCGGTATAACTACCGCTTGCACCAAACGACGCGCCTTCTTCTGCCGCCAAGTCTTTAGCGCGGTCAAACGCTTTTTTCACTGACGGACGCGATTGCAAGGCTTTAAGCGTAGCGTCTTCGGCGACGGCTTTGGCGCCAGCCTGCCCGTAAAGCAAATTAGCTTCAGCCGCGCGGGCCATTCTAGCCGACGTAAGCTGTGCCTCAGTGCCGCCCACCTCGCGGATAGAAGCCGCGCGAGCGGCGTCTTGGGCTTGTCGGCGTGCCATGTACGCGGAGGGCAGAATCTTCTCTGCCGACTCTTGCAGCGCCGAAAAGCGCGTCGCGCCCACAGGCGCTGCCGCCTCGCCCGCCGTCGGCGTAGCGCCCGGCACAATCTCAGGCTGCTGACGCAGCGCGTTGATGATCTCCGGCGCGCGGCCTTCAGCGGCCTCAAGCAGCACGTTGGCCTTACCACCGATCGCAGCGCGTTCCAGCGCGTTAATACCCGCGCGACCAGCCGCCGCCGCAGGTGCCGTAATGACGCGTGTGGGGTCCGTAACGCGGGAGACCGTGCCCAGCACTTGACCTGCACGTCCCGGCGCCGCTACGGCACCCGCGCCCGCTAGCGTAGACACGTCGGCGGCGAAGCCAACGGGGTCTGTAGCAATGGTATTCTTGAGCGCCTCGACGCTGCCGTAACGGTCGCGGTAGACACCACCAACGGCATCGGCTTTTGCAATAAACTCCGCAGCCTTGTCGGGTCGCGCCATCCACTCTTGCGGGATGAACCGAGCATACGCGCCGGTCAACACTTCGCCGAGTTCTTCTAGCGTCTCGCGCGGACGCGTGACTGCCGTGTACAAGCCTTTAAGCATTTGCATCCCGCTTTCGGGAATGTTGCTAATGGCTTCTCGTCCGACCTGCGACCATGTGCGCCCGGTCGGCATGACATCCTGACGCTGTTGAGCCAAGTACGCATCGGGGTCAAACGCCGGTGCGGTAGATGGCTTCTTTTGCGCCAGATACGCGTCTGGATCAAAGGCCATAATTAACGTGCTCCAAGTCGCTGCTTGATTTCCGCCGCGCGCGGGTCGTTCGGGTTGGAGTTAGCCCAGTTAAGCGCTTCCTGATCTGCCGGCGATAACCGCGCCGCCGCGCGCTTTTCAAACTTAACTTCAGGATAGTAGTCCAGCACTTCAGGCTCTTTCTTAGCCAACATATCGCGTTCTTTGTTGTAGCGATTGATGACGTTTTCAGCCGACTGGTCATTGATGCGAATGATGCGTCGGATGGACTCAACCGACAGCGTTTCTTCGCCTGCCGCGATCTTCTTAGCAAACCCACGGTCAGCATCCGAAAGGCCCGTACCGGCACCAAACGCCGTGATGCGCTCGGCAACCTGCTGGCCAACGCCCGCGAAGTAAGCCTCCGTCGCCGACACGTCAATACCCACAGCCTTAGCAACAGCCAGACGTGCGTTAGCCAACGTGCCCGAAATAAACTTCGGATCGTTGAGTAGCGGCGCAAGCTGCTCAGAGTTTTGCAGCGAAGACACCGCCGACTCTGCCTTGGTGCGGAAATCATCCAAACGCTTGCCTGCCGTCTCACCTAGCGTCTCGCTGAACTTTTTACCGGCAGGCGGCAGATTGACCGTGGTGCGAGCCGCGCCCGCACCAGCGATGCGAACCTTTTGCGCTTCGACTTCAGCCGACATCGGTATAAACAATTTAGCCCGTTCAGCCGGCGGAATCTGCGACAAGAACTGACCGCGCAGCGCAGCCTGAAGCTGCATGGGGTCGTCGGGTAATGCACTAGCAGCATAATCGCGGAACTGCGGCACGATGGTGCCTTGCGCGATCATAAAGTCTAGCTGGTCAAGCACCTTGTCTTTAGTCGGCGGCGCTTCGCCGTATGCCAAATCGCCAAGCGTTTTTTGAAACCGACCGTAATTTTCATCGGCCAGTTTGGCTTCAAGGCCGCGAACTTCAAGGCCAGTCTTTTCTGCCGTCGCGCGCTCGCCTGCAATATCTGCAAACGAGGCGGCCATCTCGGCGCCAGGTTTGCCAAATCGCATAAGTGTGTTTTGCGCTTCAGCCGTGGTCAGATCAGGCGTAGCGGTAAGAAAGTTGCGCAGCTCGGCTGCGCGTTGCGCTTCTAACATAGCGGCTTGGTCTGCCGCACGTTGCCGTTTTGCGGCGCGCCCGGCTTCTAGTCCTTGCACGTACTGACCAAGGACGTTGACGGGCTCCAACTGGGTTGCACCAATGACTGCCATGACTTAGTCTCCCGTACCGTATTGGCCGGTGTACGGTATGGCAGAGCCGCCATACGGGCCCAAATTCTGCCCGCCGCCTGGTGTGCCGCCGGTCGGGCCAAAGTACCCGCCCCGATAGAGGCCGTATCCCATAGCGCCTTGTCCCAGCGCCTGCGCGAGCGCGTTCGCTTGACCGAGGTAGCCCGACGCGCGGGCCTGCCCAGCGCCCATCATCAAGTTGCCAATGTTGGTGCCCATCTGGCCCGCTTGCTTCGCAACCTGCTGCGAGGTCGCTAGACCGCCACCGTAAAGGCTGCCGAGCGCGCCGAGACGCGTGCCCATCAACGCCTGGGCGCGGTTAAAAGCGTTCATGTACTCTTGCGAGCCCATCTCTTGCCCATACCGCACACCCGCGCGAACAGCCCCACCACCAAGCAACTGCCCGCGCGCGGCCTGCATACGCTCCAGCGCCTTTTCGCCTTCGGCCAGACGGAACGCATAGCCAGGATCGGCTTGCATTTGTTCTGCCGTAAACGGCGCGCCGATTGATCCGTAGCCGGGTGTGCCGGGCTCGCCGCCAATGCCTAACATGCGCATCAACTCATTCTGCGACGCCATGCCCGCTTGACGGAACGGCTCTTGAAGCTCTACCTGCCGTTCAAACGTCTCGCGCTGTACTTGTGCCGCTTGATCGGCGGCCTGCTGTTGCGCTTTGGCGGCCTTGCTAGCCCCCCGCGACGCGACGGCACCGCCAATAACGGCGCTGCCAAGGATTGCTGCTGCGGTTCCAATGGCCATTACGCCACCTCTCTCATAAACGTGCGTTCCATAGGACGAAACCCTTTTCGTGCATACAGGCTAGCCATCTTGCCTGCGCGGTCATCTTCAAGGGCAATCATAAAAAGTGCTGTTGCGTTTTTTGCGATTGCCCACGATTCGATCGTATCGTACATGGCTTGGCCGGCTCCTTTGCCCCGCGCTTCGGGGGTCAGCCACCACCACAACTCCTGCACTACCATATTGGTTGGGCTGAAGTACATAGGGTAGAACAATGCGCCCGCGATGCCAATAATTTTGCCATCGTCTTCGGCCAACCAGACGCCTACCGACGGGTCGTGTATGGCGCGTAAGTAAAAGTCTGAATAGCCGTCCACGTCAAACGGGATAACGCCGTGCATAGGGGACGCCGCATGGAACGCCTGCGCGAGTGGCAGGTAACGCGGCAAATCCTCGGCAATGGCGTTACGAACGATCACGAAATCTCCCGCCCCGAAGCGCGGATGTTAATAGCCGTCGCCGCAGAGGCAATCGTGGAGATCGACCCGCCGGGGGCCAGCACATGGCCCACAATCTCAGGAAACGTGTACGTTTCCGAGGGCAGCAGGGTCTTGCTTTTGATGATTAGGTTCTGGTTGCCGGCGTTATCAAACTGCGTCACGAGGTTGACCGAAATGGTCCGGGCCGTCGTGTCGAAGTTGGTCGCCGTAAACTTGTCAATAATCGCCGACACGTTGGTCGCCGTGTACTGCGAGGTTTGACTGTTTTCGGCAATTTTTGCCGGGATCAGGACTTTGACGCTAACTGCCATGTGTCACCTTAGAATGTAAAGACCATGCGCACGCGGCCTGAAAGGCCACGGTCGCCGTCGAAAAATGCACCGCCGTTACCACCCGCGCCTGCCGTTAGCGACCCAACACCCGCGATACCTGCTGCGCCTGTTGACGTAAAGAACGCCCCACCGTTGCCGGTCGTGTTTGTCGTATTGCCGCCCGTAGCCGTACCACCGGCACCTTGTTGAGCGAACTGCCCCGAGTCGCCGCCGTTGCCGCCGTTTGCGGTCATGGTGGTGATTGTATACGTCCCGCTGGATACGTTTGAAAAACCGCCGGGTTCGCCGTTTGGCGCAAAACTTGTACCGCCGGGACCACCAACGCCAACAATGTAGTTGATCGTTTTAAGGGCGTCAGGCGCCGTCAGCACCAAAATAGTCTTGCTGTAGCCGCCACCGCCGCCACCGCCGCCGGGGAACACTTCGGGTTCGCCGGGGGCAATCTCACCTAGATAGCCATATCCGCCGCCGCCGCCGGCACCCCAAACCTGAATGGTTACGCCCGTTGCGCCCGTAGGGATAGTGACCGACCCTGAACCCGGCTCGGAAAAGTCAAACACGCCAGCTCCAGCGCCGCCGGTGCTGCCGTTGATGAACGCAACGAGAGTAGCGCCGCTCATTAGGTCAAACCCGCTCCACTGATGAGCCAAGATGTCGCACCAATCTTGATGCAAGTGGCTACGCCGTTCTGTGCAAGCGTCCGCGTGCCAGTCGTGGTGCTGTTTACAAGCGTCAAGGTGTCGGACGTAATCGCAATCGACAGCGCCGAGCTGTTGACGTTAATTACGATGAACACCGTACCTGTTGGAAAGGGCACCGAAGCGTTGGCCGGGATAGTCAGCGTCACGCTGCTACCGTTCATTACGATGGTTTTGCCGGCATCCGAGGCGATGAGCGTGTAGCCCGTCGTCTTGCTGTTGAGCGGCGCCTCGCGGTAGCCGACCGGATAGTTAGTGTTGCTCGGCGCGTTGTCGGGAATCAGCGCCGTGCCGGTAAAGGTTGGGCTGGCAATCGGTGCGTAGGTTGCAGCAGCGGTCGCCGAGGACAGCGCATCCGTGATGCCATAACCTGCCAGCGTAGTCGGTGTGCCTGAAACGTTAGACCAACTAATACCCGAGACCGTCAAATCGTTGACGCCCGAAATGTCATCGTACGTACCGATCTGCACGCCAGCCGACGTTTGCAGGATGAACTTGTAGCTGACGGCCTCAGATAACCAAATCTCCGCTGGTACGCGGCCTTCGGAGTTGAGCACGATAGGGTTTGCGTGCGCCGTGCCGCCACCGATGCTGGTGTAGGTCGCCTCCGGCGTCGTGGTGCCTGCCGTGTAGGTAAAGATTTTGCCACCGGCCAACGGGTTGCCAGCGCCGTCAAAAAACTGCGCTCCAGCACCGGCCAGCGGGGAAAGAAATACGCTCATACGTACACCTGCATAACGGTCAATATGATGGATGGAATTGCCGGCACGGGAGCAGCCGCCGCAAACGTCTGAAGCTGCACGTCAAGGCTGTCCACCGAAAAATATAACTGAAAGTAGTCGCCGTTGGATAGCGGCAAGAAAAAGTTTGCAGCCGAGAAGATTTCGGCGTTGTTGCCCTGAATCTGAATCAACGACCCAGAATTGGCGACCGCCGTGCCGTTGATAGCGGGCCAAATGTAAAACTTGCCGCTACCGCCTGAAGTCTTGTCCACCTGAATGGAAAACTGCACGTTGTAGATGGCAGGCCGCGCAACTTTGATTTTGCTGCTATCCGCCGGATCACGATAGACGCCATACGCCGTGTCGGCGTTGTTGTAAGTAATGGCATAACCCGTATTGATAACGGTCGCCGCTTGCGTCTGCGTTGAAAAAAACGACCCAAAATTTACCACATTCGGTTCGGGATACCGGGGCAGCAGTTTAAGCGCCTGTATCTCCGACTCTAGCACCGGCACGGCATCCTCTACCGTAGCCGCCAATGCCGGGGTCAGCTCAAGGTCGGCTGTCGTGATCTGCGTTGTGCCGCCGCCCGTCAACTGGAACTGGTTGTTTAGAAACCGAAACCACTCACGTGAAATCAAGCCCGTGCGCTCGTCCACAAACGGCACGCGGGGCGCCGGAATGTTAGTCGTATTAGGTACGGTCATGCGGTTGTCGGGCTAAGTTGTAACTCCGCTCCCATGATCGCTACGATAACTGGATCAGTTCCCGACGCTTCGTACACGCGATCGCGCGACTTCATTGTTGCGCCAAGACGCCGCCAAATGACGCGGGTTTGCGTGGCACCAATTGGCCCCATATCGCGCCAATACTCATTGCTCCAAGTGTGCCCGCCGTCGTCCGACCAGCGCAGCATAACCTGCGGATCGGTGCCGACGTTTGGGCCAATCAGCGCATAGAGCGAGCTTGGTGTGGTGTTAGGCGCTACAGCTTGGTTGGTTTCAAGCTCAATCGCGCCTTCGGTGGATAAAATCAAATCCAGCGCCGACGACGACGCGTCGCCCGAAAGGCCCACACCCGTTTGGCAGTCAAGCTGCAACTGGTGATGGATTGTGCGGGTAAGATTGTTTTGCCCGGTTGGCAGCGCGCGCCAACGGCGCAACCATTTTTGCACAACGCCGGCGTCTAAATACACATCCAGTTTGAACTGATAGATGTTGCCGTTTTGGAAGTCGCCGACCGTCGGATAGCCATTAAAGGCCGCGTGGCAATTAGACCGATGGCGCTTGTATTCACCGTTGACGAGCGCAGCACGTTCGTGCCAAGCGCCGGTCGCGGCATCAAACACCCACGTCGTGTCGGCAGACGGAAAGATCAGCACGTAAAACGCGTGGCCGTCCTGCTGGTACGTATACGCCAACGCGTCCGACATATCGCTGTATTGTTGGATAGCAAATTCAACAGCGTGCGTTGATACGCGCACAGCTTGATAGCCGTTTGCGCGATAGACGATTCCGCGTCCTCGTGCGTCCGACCCTAGCCAAAAGATCGTATTGTCGAGCTTGGCCACTGAGTACGGTGCAATGCAGCCGACTTCGTTGTAAGCGCCTTGGATGCGTTCTAGCGGAAAGTCGATGTTGCCCGAGTTGTACCAAACTTCAGTTGAGTTGGTGCCAAAAAGCCATGCTTCGCGGTGGTCGATCATCACGGCTACAAGGCCGTCAGGCGAACCCTCTGCTGACGCGAAGTCAAGCGGGTCAACAGACAAACCATCAAGCAGTTTTGTTACCCAAATGCGCTGGCTGTTGGGTTCGTTAAAAACAAAGTACCCATCCAGATACCCCACGGTGACAGCACCGGGGAAGTCTGGATCGGTAATCTGAGCGAATACGCCCGTCGTAAAGTTGTAAATGTATCCGTCTGGGTTACAAGCTACAAAGAGCTGCAAACCGTTATCGGCCATTGATACCGGGCCCGTGCCCGTAATATTGCCAAGTTTAGTGATCGTAATGTTCGGCGTCATCTTAAACAGCTCATTGCCCGAAGCAATGTAAATGTCGTTCTCGCGGTTCCACAACCCACGGATCGGCCCTGACCCAACAGATGCGATCAGCTCCATGCCTGGACAACGCTGCAAATAGGCCGGCTCTTTGCCGCCTTCAGGGATGACTTCGGGATACAAGTTAACCATGCGCGCATCAGCCGCGTTTGGGCTGCGCACCACATACGATGACCCGAGAATCGGTGTCTTCATGGCTTAGGCGACAGTGGCGCCGTTGTTGGACACAATCCACCAGTCGGTGCCGAGAAACTGCAACAGCACGCTCTCGCCGACAGCGTTAAACGTGATGGTCGTGCCATTGCCAAAGTTAGCTGGCGTTAGCACGCCCGTATCCGCGCCGGCTGCTTCGGCCACATAAACAATAGCCTTGAGCTGCCCTGCCACACCGTCTGCTAGAGTCAAAGCGTTGCCCGTAGCGGTAGACGTGAACGCTGTAGTCAACGTCGTGATGTTGACAGCGCCGGGGCCAGAAAGCGCTTGCACGCTGCCGACCACAGCGCCCGCAAAAGTCTGCGTGCCGGTAAAAGTCTGCGCGGCGTCGGTACGAGCGACTGACGCGCTCGTAGACGGGAACGTCATCGTCGTGGCGTCAGTGCCAGCAAACGTAATTGAATTATTGCAGGTCAGCGTCTTGCCGTTGGCAATTGTTAGCGTAGCTGACGTAGCCGGAGCGGTGATTGTTACTTTGTTGACGCTAGTAGCCGTAGCTACGCCGAGCGCCGGCGTCACTAGCGTAGGGCTAGTTAACGTAACGCCTGTAAACAGGTTAGTGTTGGTAATCTTTTTAGTCAGATTGCTCTGGACCAACACAAATTCGTCCGCGCCCGAAGACGAGGACGTAGCCGGAAGATTATTGATGGTGATTTTTGTCGCCATGATTAGAAGTTCCCGGCGTAAATGTTGTAACGATTGCGACGTGCCATGAGGCTGTAGGGCATAGCCATCAAGTCGTCAGGGTTGTTAATGCGCTTCAAATTGCGCTTGCTGTACATGGCAATCCGGCGCACTTCAGCAGAAGGTTCCACGTTAAACTCAGGCGCAAGTTCAAGAGCCAAGTTGTACCGAAACGCTCGCAAATAGCCTGGCGGAAACTCCAAGTTTGTTTCAAGCGTCGTCGGATTAGCTAACGGCTGCACCGAAATAAAATGGAACTCCAACATACGATTGGGTACTGGGTATACCGACAGCGTAATGTTGGGAAAAGTGTTATTGACAAACAACACTTGCGGATAGGTGCTTTGCACTGTTTTTACCGCAATGTTGTTGTACTGCAACTGGTTAATAAATTTGATGCCGTACGACACGTTAGTCGTCGGGTCGCGGAAATAGGTTGAATCTTCCAGCAAAATCGGACGTTGCGTAGTCGCGTCGTCCACGCCGATATAGTCGTCTCCTTGCGTAACAATCGGGGTGTCCGATTGGTTAGCAAGAATGTATACAAAGTCGCCCGTAGGGCCGAGCGTGCGAATCCGCGCGCCAGCTTCCCAGTAGTAGGTTTGATCTTGCGTGCAAAACACCGCCAAACGCTCGGTGCTCCAGCTATCAATCATCTGGTTAAGCGCAACGAGGTTGTCTTGGTACACGGCTTCGGGCAACACGTTGCCCGAGTTCACCAGCCCCAGCAAACGATGCGCACCACTCAAAAGCTCACGGGTAGTTGCCATGGTTCACCTAAATCGGAGGCATGTTAAACGTCGTGTTCGTATTCGGCACGTTATCGGTCTTGTTAACCGGCAATGGCTGAATGTTCGTGCGGATCAAGCTGTCGAGGTCAGCGCGCAGGTTAGCAATGATCTCAGGCTTGACCTGTGAACCATACTCCGGTGCTAACTCCATCGCTAATGATAGCTCTAGCAAGCGCTGGTAGCCCGGCGGCAGATACTGCGTTGAAACGAGCGTGGCATACGGCTGAATCATACGTTCAGCCTTGACAAAGATTGACACCGCCGCGTTAGGCGTGGGGTACAGCACTACTTGCCCGTACGGGATGTTGGGTCGGTACAACAGCTTAATAGGCGTGCCCGTTGCGGCTTTATTGGTAATGTTAGTCCAATACGGCTCGGTAATCAGCGCAAGCGGCGTATCCACGTTGGATATGCGCACAAACGCGCCGACGATGCGGATAGGCCGTGCCGTTACCCAATTAGCCGCTGGGGACGTGTTGGGGTCGTTGCCGATGGTATACGTGCTCTGGCCATTGACCAACGTAAATTGTTCGGCCTGCGTGCAGAAGTAATACTGCGGGTTGGCCGAAAACGAGTCGATAATAGAGTTAAGGCTGTAAAGCGAATCTTGCGCTTCGTCAGCCGTCGTGGTTTCGCCAGACGCCAAAACGCCCAACAATCGCAACGACTTGTTGATAAGGCTTTGGGCTGTTACAGCCATTGTGTAGCCCTCTAGGCTTCAGCCGCTACTGCCTTGCGGCGACGCTTCAACTGGTTTGGTTCCGGCGACGCAGCAGGTTCTTCCTGCGGCGCCGCCGGCTCCAAAGGATCATACTCCTCCCAACCGTGCTCGTAGTCCATAGCCGCCTCCATATCAGAGATGGCAATTTTTAGCCCGTGAACCGGGTGGCGAAGATATATGTTCATAATTACGGCAGCAGTCCGTAAGCCTGCAAACGAGCCTCAAGCTCTCCAACGCGATCCTGAAGGTTTTTGATAACAGCCAACACCGTGTTGCCTTCGTTCTTCGTAACGAAACCAAACGGAGTTGTCTGCGTCAAGTCTTGAATTGCGAAGTCAGCCGGACTCGGCGCCGTAAACGTAATCGTCGTCGATTGCGTGGTAAGCGCTGCACCCTTAGCAACGGGCGTAGTCCCGTAAAAACCAACCGTACCGCCCGATGCGCCAACTACCGCGCCGTCAAGCTCGGGGTCGGAGAAGGCAACACCAACTGCCTTTGTATTCGGCATAGATAAATCCTCTTAAAGAGTGCCCCCTACGGTTTGACCCGTAGGGGGCGTTGCCATTACGAGATGCGGTAGCAGGTCCACGTACCCGCGCCGGTCTTGCGCGCGCGGAAGTGACCCGACGTAGCCTCGTCAACCTTCATGTTACCAACAAGCGACCAGCCCGCCGCCGTGGCGACGGTCACATCGTCCGTGGTCGCGTCGATGTTGATGACAAAAAAGTCAAACGCAGCGTCAGCCCGCTGGGCCGACGACACGTAGGCTTCAAGGTCAGCCACCGTCGGCAGGGTAAGATCACCCGCCGTGCCGTTGAAGGTAAAAAGACCGTTCGCAAGCTGCGCCGGGGTCGCCGTCGCGGCTGCCGTCAGGGCCGTAGGGGCGCCCTGCACAAACAGAATCGGCTCGGCAGCATTGCCGGCGCCAACCTGATAACCACTAGTACCGTTAGGAAGTGCCATGTTTAGTTACTCCGTGAATAAGGTTAAAAATTAGCCCCAGATGCGGCAGGCCATCTGCGGACGGATCACCGAGTAGCCATACAGCACGTCGATACGGCAGGGCATACGGTCGTTGTTGATGTCGTACTGACGGACAACGCGCATGGAGATGCCGTTGTGGACCTGACGCGACGCCATGTCAACGCCCTGCGGGAGCAAGAGGTCGGCGGTGGCAAACGTGATCGCGTCCTTGTGGTACACAAGGTTCTGAGCGTACTGGCCAGAAGCGGCACCCACGTAGGTCACTACATCACCGGCGGTCGGCAGCTTGCTGACCGTGGCGAGGGCGTGCGTCGGGCCGTACACAGCCGGCAGGAACTGAACATCGACAAACTCGGTTGAGGCCGAGGTCACGCTGTTCTGCACCACGAACTGCTGGAGCGCACCAGTGGACTCGCGGGTCTGCGGGTTGACCGCGTACACGCCAGCAATAGTGAACACGTCGCCGGGGACAAGGGTGAGGCCGTCGGTCACGTTGTCAAGCGTCAGCTTGGTCGCACCGTTGACGAGCGTGGTCTTGACGATCGGGGTGTCCGCGCGCGAGGCCGAGCCGTTGGTGTGCTGCTTGATCGACTGAGACATGTTGATCTCGTCGTAGCCGAGG